AGATAAAGGATGGTAGATTAGTATTGGAAGTCGAAGGACAAAAACCGATAGTGGTAGCAGATTTCGTTGTTAGAAATAAAGGTAAAGGATATAATGCACTCAATTCATCATCATTCGAAATGAAACTGCCAGATGATATGAAACGAAGATTATATTGTGCAAACAAAAAGATAGCAGAGAAAAAAGGTGTATCACGAGACGATTTCAGAAAACGACTATCAACTGTAGAAATAAAAAATCAAGATAAGTTAAAGAAAACTTATGGAGAATGTGAATAATGAAAACACAATTACTCTGTACCTTTACAACCCAAGAAAGGTTGAAACCCACGATAGATTTGATTATCAGTTGTCATGATGTGCTATTTGATAAAATTTATGTCTTTATAAACCAAGATGATAAATCACAACTTATATGTACCTATAATATACCAAGTAATCAAGATAATTTTATCGAAGGAATGGATACTATAGCACTACATAGAAAAAAACAATCCAACACATTGTACACGATAAATGCTTTAAACGAGGTTATTCGTTCCAAGAACAATGGTATCTTGGATAAAAAATTTCCAATAGAATGGAGTGAATTTCAAAACACATTGTTACTTGTAAATGATGGTTTAAATAAAATACCGACAAAAATATTTAAAGTTGTAAACACCGAAACTTGGAGTAACGAACACCACGAATAATGAATTATAGGTTTTACTATCCCGATTGGAATAGTCGAGAAGATGTTTGTAAAAAGCATCCACAAATAAAAGAAATCACACGAGAGCCAATAGCCTTTTGGTATGGAGTGGGTCCCAAACGAACCATTCGAAAGACCAAAAAATCAATCCAAAGATTACTCAAACGGGCACATCCATACTTACCAATATTAGTTATATATTCGATACCGAATAGAGATTTAGGACATCATTCCAAAGGTGGTGCAGATAGTGTCGATGAGTACTTAGAATTTATACAAGAGTTCTGTAACGCACTTGGAGATAAATCCCCAATAGTTATATACGAACCTGATTGTATTCCACACATGGAACAAATGGGTGTGATAGATGGGATGGATAGGATGAGGTTGATTAAAGCATCCATAGAATTATTAAGTCGAACAAATGCTTTAGTCTATCTTGATATAGGTAATCCAAAATGGTTAAGTGTTCCCAAGGCAGTTAGTTATCTAAGTTTATGTGATGTACACAAGGTAAAAGGATTTGCACTCAACACAAGTAATTATTATGCAACCACTACTTGTTATGATTATGGTAAAAAGATTTCGAAAAGACTAAACAATACTCATTTTGTAATAGACACCTCAAGAAATGGAAATGGAGCTAACTCCGAACACTTCAATCCATATGGTCGTTCAATCGGACAATATCCCACCACAAAAACCTGCGATGAAATCGTAGACGCATATCTTTGGGTCAAAGTACCTGGTGAAAGTGATGGAAGGGTCAATGGAGGCCCTAAAGCTGGTAGGTTCTCACATCAACTGGCTCTCGACCTAATCCACAATAAAAAATAAAAAAAATAAAAAAAACACTTGACTTTCTCATTTATCCTTTGTATATTAGGGTATCAAATAAAGGGAATATATAATGAAAAAGTGGAAAACAAAAAAAGCAATCGCAAGTCAGAAGAAAATTGATATAGGTCTTGCTAAACTTGGTAAGTCTATTGGACTTGATAAACCATTCTTCGCCGCTCAAACCTTTGACGATAAGAGTGGAACATGGAAGGTATGTCCGTGTTGTGGTGGAGATTCACTAATTAAAGATTTTATTTAAAAGGGGTTAAAAAATGACAAAAACACACGAGTTTATTTTAGGAAAACATGATTCTTCAACAAATTATGAAGGTCATATATTAGATGTTGAATATGTGGTATCAAGTGTTAGTGATGATATTAAGGTTGTGGATATGTGGAGATATTGGGATAGTAATAATCACAACCATTCCTCACCTGATTCACACGAGGAGATGAGATTATCTTGGTTGAGTGAAGATTTCAAAGAGATGATGATGGAAGAATTAAGACATATTGAATGGGGAGATTTTGATTTGGATAAGTATTGTGAGGAAAATCCTGATTTTAATGAAGCTATGAACGGAGAACTGATGGGACCCGATGGACTACCATTAAATTATCCATATAACAAGTAAAAAAATAAAAAAAGTACTTGACTTTATCAAAAATCCTTTGTATATTAAGGGGTAACGAAAAAGGAAAAAATAATGAAAACAAAAAACACACCACTTCAAAAATTTAGAATCCTAAAAGGTAAGGAGTTAATACTCTTCTTCATGGATAGATTTAATTTTACCGCTGATGAAGCAATCAGAATGGAAATGAAGATGGTTGGTGGATATAAAGTACAAGTAATATAAGGATAATAGTATGTATAAAAACTTAGTGATAAACGCGTTTGGTGATTTAGTTGAGAGAACTGATTATGGTAATCACAAGAATCAGTTAAATTTATTCGACAACTTGAATGAGGTTGTTGAGGAGAATATCACGACAGATGATATTTTAGATTTTTTATTCAATAGAAAAAAAGGAGTTAAGTAATGTTAAGAAGTGAATGTTGTGGAGCGGTAGTCTATGATGACTACGATTTATGTTCAGAATGTTTAGAACATTGTGATGTTTGGGAAGATGTTGATGAAGACGAGGATGAGTAAAAAAAAAATAAAAAAAGCCTTGACTTTTACAAAATTTATTCGTAATATCTATCGTAGAGAAAATAACTAACTAAAGGAAAAAAACAAATGGTTACACAATCACTATTAAATCAAATCAGTTCAATCGACAATCTTGAAGACTTGATGTACTTGAATGAGTTCGTCATGAATACGAGGAATCAACTTGGTAAGAATACCTTGAGTGTTGGTTCTAAAGTATGGGTTGTACAGAAGACCAAGAGAACTGAAGGTGTCATCACCAAGATGAAGGTGAAAAAAGCTTTGGTCGAGATGAATGGTATGTTGTATAATGTTCCATTCAGTATGTTAGAATCAAGGTAAAAAAACTTGAAAAAACAGCAGAAAAACCCATCGTTTGGGTTTTTTTGTATATATGTATATGTGTATTCAAAAGAATACAAAGATTTTTGAAAAATTGAAAATGGAAAGTAGAGAGTCTAATTAACTCTCTATGGGATTGACCGAACAATGGGTGACTTCGAAGCTCATAAGGTAATCCGCTCTTAGACCTGTGGTGGGTTGGTATTCGGGTAAATGTTCAAAATACCTTGCGACAGCATTAAGAGAATGTACTTTCAGAATAATATAAGAACGCGATTCTTAGACCTTGTTATGGGTAAGGGTAAAACCGAAATCCCATCTTGTGACCGAATAAACTAAACTCAGAGAGTTAAGGTAATGGCACAGAGGTTGTACTCACTTTGACGATGACTAACCATCATTAAGGAGAACCAAAGTAGCTTTTGGGTGTTAGGTACAAGGTATAAAAAATCTGAGTCTGAAAGTTGTAGGTATTCGCAAATCCTACATCCCCAAATTTTCATTTTTGGAAGGTATCTTTACAGATTGAAAAGATGAGAAGGGTGTTATTGTATTCCCTAACTTTCCAATAATTTAGGGTGGTGAGGCTTTGTTACATATACCCGATGATTTATCCAATTATCATAAAACTCACCACCTTTTTTTTAGCAAGAAATAAATGATTTTTTTATCAAAAGGTTATATTTATATTTGTCAAAGGTTATGACCAATGACAATTACTAAATAAAAAATAAACATAAATAATAAGGAGAATATCAAATGGATATTGAAGCAGTACGCAAGAGATTAGCTCAGCTACAAACTACAAACACCCGTACCACAAATCTGTGGAAACCTCAACCGGGTAAAACTCAAATAAGGATAGTACCTTACAAACTACAATCAGAATCACCATTTATCGAGTTGTTTTTTCATTACGACTTGGGTGGTAAAACTTATCTTTCACCAATCTCATTTGGTCGTCCAGATCCGATTGAAGAATTTGCTGATAAATTAAAGGCAAGTGGTAATCGTGAGGATTGGAGACTTGGTAAGAAGTTAGAGGCAAAACTTAGAACTTTCGCACCTATTGTTGTTCGTGGAGAAGAAGGACAAGGAACGAAGTTTTGGGGTTTTGGTAAAACAGTTTATCAAGAACTATTATCAATAATAGCAGATCCTGATTATGGTGATATCGCCGACCCAATAAATGGTCGTGATGTCGGAGTTGAGTTTTTAACAGCAGAAGAAACAGGAGCTAACTTTCCTAAGACTAACATTCGTGTTAAACCAAATCAAACACCAATCACAGAAAACAAAGCTTTGTTAGAAACCGTTCTAAATGAGCAAAAAGACATCGCTGAAGTTTATCAAGAACTTTCATATGATGAGTTAGCAGAAGCTCTGAATGATTGGTTAAACCCTTCGGAAGATGGAGACGATAGTTCAACAAAAGAAGAAACAGTTCCAGCATCAACATTAAAAACTGCGGTAACATCTGCAGATAATGCTAGTGATGCTTTTGATGACTTGTTTAATTCGTAAGGAGAACTAAATGTCTATATCAGCAAAAGACGAACTTGCAGAAGTTCTTGCCGATACCTTAAACAAAAAGTTCAAAGACCACAAGGTAGCTTATTTTCTTGATGGTAGTGGTTCAACCCCTACTGATATTAAAGAGTTTATCTCAACGGGTTCTTCAATCTTAGACTTAGCAATCTCTAATCGTCCTAATGGTGGAATCGCCGTTGGTCGAATCACCGAAATTAATGGTTTGGAGTCAAGTGGTAAGTCTTTGATTGGAACTCACATCCTAGCAGAAACTCAGAAGAAAGGTGGACTCGCAGTTTACATTGATACTGAAACTTCTGTTAGTAGGGAGTGGTTAGAAACTATTGGTATCGATATACAAAATCTTTTATATCTTCATGTGGAAACTGTAGAAGATATATTTGAATGTATTGAAAACATCGTATCTAAAATCAGAGAATCAGACAGAGATAGGTTGGTAACTATTTTAGTTGATAGTATGGCAGCAGCTTCCACTAAGGTGGAGATGGAAGCCGACTATGATAAAGATGGTTGGGCAACCTCTAAGGCAATTGTTATCTCAAAGGCTATGAGAAAGATTACTCAGATGATTGGTAGAGAAAGGGTAGCCTTGGTATTTACAAACCAACTCAGACAAAAACTCGGAGTTATGTTTGGAGATCCGTGGACAACGAGTGGTGGTAAAGCATTACCATTTCATGCTTCGACTCGTATTCGTTTAAAGAATATGGGACAGATAAAGGACACGAAGAAAAATACTTTAGGTATGAAAGCTAGAGCTCAAATAATCAAGAACAGATTAGGTCCTCCATTACGACATGCTGACTTTAACTTATATTTCGATAGTGGTATCGATGATAAGGGAAGTTGGTTACAAGTATTGAAAGACCATAAACTCTTGAAAGTTGCAGGTGCTTGGTATACTTTAGAATACGAAGGTAAAGATATTAAGTTTCAATCCAAAGATTTCAATAAGAAGTTGGAAGAAACAGATGGACTTGAAGAGCATTTATATGATATTATATGTCATGCTTCTATCCTAAAATATCAAACCGAAGATTTGGGTATTGACGATGTTGAATATACAGACGAAGTGGTTGGAGATGAGTAATGGAAAATACTTGTCAATACTTGAAGAGATAAAAAAAAATGGCGGCGATTCTTACTCCAATAATCCCAATGAGAAAGTACTGATAATAGATGGCCTGAATACTTTTATAAGAGTATTTAGTGTTATACCAACTACCAATGATGATGGTATTCATATTGGTGGAATAGTTGGTTTTTTAAAATCAGTCGGTTACGCTATAAAAATGTTAGGACCTACTCGTACCATTATATGTTTTGATGGTAAGGGTGGTTCTAACCGCCGCCGTAAACTTTATCCTGAGTATAAGGCAAAAAGAACAACAAAGATTCGATTAAATCGAACTAATGATTTCGAAAATATCGAAGATGAACGACATTCAATGATGATGCAACTATCGCGATGTGTGGAATACTTAGAGAAATTACCTGTAAGTATAATGTCGATTGATAGTATTGAGGCAGACGATGCCATAGGATATACTGCAAAACAATTATTACCCAAAAGTAATGTTATCATCATGTCAACAGATAAAGATTTCTTACAATTAGTAAATGATAGAATTTCAGTTTGGTCACCTACTAAAAAGAAACTTTATAATCCTGAAAGGGTATTAGAGGAATACAATGTAACTTCAGAAAATCTATTGTTGAGTAGGGTTTTTGAAGGTGATACTTCCGATAATATAAAAGGGGTAAAAGGTATTGGTGCTAAAACCTTGTTAAAACACTTTCCTGATTTAGGTACAGAAGGAAAGGTTATATCGTATGAAGATGTGATTAAAGAGGCACAGAAACATCAAGGAGAAAGATTTTACAATCTAATACTTGATAATCAAGACACCATAGATTTAAACCATAAATTGATGCAACTATCAGATGTTGATATTAGTGG